TCCTCTTTAAATAATTGAAGCCCTCTAGCAAACCTTTCTAATTCAAACCACCCTACTGCGTCTTCTACTTCATGCCACTGCTGCTCTAATGGTATATTACGCATACGAGCAAGATTTTCTATAAAGGCTAAACGGTCATCATGAGTCATACCGAACAAATGACCGTCGTCCGTGGTCGTTCTACCAGTAAGTCGTAAGTTTAATTTTTCATTTAAATCTTTTATATCTGTATTACTTACAACACTTTCCCTAGTTAATCCTAGTTGTCTAAAAGCTAGAGAATGTAATGTTCTAAAGAAAGGTAAATCTCTATCACTTATACTAAACTTAGCCATAGCCCTTTGTTTACCTTCGGTTACTGCTTTTTTAGTAAATGTAAAAAACCCTATGCTTTCAGGCTGTGTTCCGTTTTCTAGTTCATCTTCTATAAGTCCAAGCAACGTACTCGTTTTCCCTGTTCCTGGTGGTCCAAGAATAACTTGTGTGTGGCTTGGTAGGGTCATAGACCACTCCTGAAAGTTAAATTGATTCTTTCTCCTGCTGACTCTAAACTAGGGACAGCATGAGTAGAAGTCATTTGGTTACGACCATCAAATATCAGTACGTCTCCATGTTCTAATATGTAATGTTTTTCATCTATCACAAAGTTTTCTATTTTTGTTTCTATTTCACTAGTGTTAGTATGTTTCTTTACTTCGTTTTGATATGTTCTTTGTACGAATACTCTTGGTGCACCTAAAGATATAGAGACAACTATGTCGTCTAGTGTCGGTACTGTGTCCGAGTGGTGTGGTATACCTTTGCCATCGATACCGTAATAACCACATAGACAAAACGTGAACTGTTTATCTACTCCTAGTTCTTCCCATACCAATCTTTCCGCCTGTTGTTTTATATCATACATAGCTTTAGTCCATGGTGTTGGCTCATAAAGTTTTCCTGCGTAGTTAAAAGAAGAACTACCGAATCCTTTTGTTTTTCTTCCTTTTACCATAGAGCCATTGAACTCTCTTTCTCTAGGCTCGTCCCATTGGTTATACTCGATTCCAGGATTAGCGTTTTTAAAATGTTTTTTAATATAAACTATCATAATAAATTATCGTTAAATTCAGGCAAGTCATGAGGCTCGTCCTGTGCTTTAAACTCCTCTATAAACCAAACGTTTACACCTTTGCCTTTAATGTTAAAAAAGTATGGCTCTCCATGAAGCTGTTTTAACTTAGAAGTTAGCTTGTTTCTTTGATATTCTTTGAAATTATTTCTATGTAAATAATCCATTAAATCCATAAGCCTAAAATATGTTTTACCGTTATTAGTCCATGGCTTATGCAACAACAGTTCATCACGTTCTCTAGCGGGTCTTTCTGTACAGAAAGCTTCTAAAAGTTCCATAAAATAACCTTCTGTAGAACTTTCTTTAGGAACCTCTACTATTGTTATCGCGTCTAATAACTGCTGTATAATCTGATTCCAGACGTTTTCTTTTACCTTAGGTGGTATCTTGTTAAGAGCGTCCATACACTTACGTTGAAATCTGTTTTGATTTAACAAGTCGTCTGTTTCTAACTCTAGTCTACCGCCTTCAACATCTAAAAACCATATAGGTGGGTCGCTATCCTGTTTTGTAAGGTTACTGAATAAGGGTGTGCCACCGTTGGCACCTATACCAAACTTACGAGTTCTACATAAAGGACTATTACAATGGCTCGCTATAGGTTGGTCATTACATTTATAAAAGTAGTCTTTTCTTTGTAGCTGTTTAGCAACGGTTAATACTTCTTGTGCACCCAATGGAGGTTGCATAAACTTTATATTAACATCTTCTAATCTGCGTTCCCAATCATCAGGAAACTTCTTCCTTAGGAAAACTCCTACATTAAACAGTCCTGAGTTACGTGAGCCTTTAGGAAAACCTTGTACTACTAAGTGTTGTATACACGGAGGTGCTTGGTCTAACCAGTCCATTGTTTCATTTAAAGGACTAGCTTCTAGTTTTTCTAATTCATTCGGTGTTAGTTCTATTTCTTTAGCATAGTTTAAAAATTCTTCAGGAGTCATTGCTGCTCCTTTTTTATCATAGGCGTATCTAGTGGAGTTTTCTCCACCAAAGTAAGGCATATTCAATGTACTGCCTCTATCTCCTCTATCTAATAATAGTTTTGTTTGTTTAGGAAAAATCTCTACTTGACCATAACCGATAGCTGCTGCAATCTGTCTAAGTTTTCTTTGAAGCATGGAAGCCGATACTGGCTCGGTCAAAAAGATATAAATATGTGCTCCACCACTTTTACTACGGCAAAGGACTAATGGTAATTCTTGCTTCGCTATTTTAATTGCTAAATCTTTTAAATCTAGCTGATACTCGTCAACGTCTATGGCTCCCCAGACACACTTATTGTGTTCATCTATCGCTACAATACCTACGCTTTGATGACCAGACAAGTGGTCTTCCCATAACTTTAATAAATCACTATCTGATAGTTCTTTAGAAATAGTAATGTTTTTACCACTTGCCTTTCCATCTTCCCTAGTTTCATTGTTAGCTGTAAAAGTTCCATACGCTTGACGTAGTCCTGCATAGCGTACAGCAAACTCTTTTGCTAACGACATACAATATCTCCTTAGATAGTGTCGTTAACAATATCGTTCTGCTGTTCTTGTTTTACTGCAACATCTCCAGATTTAGCAGCACCCATAAAGTCTTTAGCCATCATAGCCACAGACATATCGGTCGCACCTTCCTGGTTGATACTATAAGCGTTCCAACTACCTTTATCATTTGACTGCGTAGTTGTGGTTAGTCTATAGGTATAAGCAAACATAGGAGCTTCTACTGATTCACCTTTTGAGTTCTGTACTCTAGCCATTCTTAACATGGTTAGCCACTTCCTAGATACTCCTAGTTGAGTAGACGTAAATGCAAGAACTGCTTGTTGAGGAGCTTTTCCCTCAGGAACTACTAGAACAAAAAACTGAGCTGTTTCTACAATTTCATTACCTTCAGGTGTGTAGTATCTTCTAGACTCAGGGTCTCTTGTACACTTAGAAAGTATAGAAATATCGTGGTTAGCGTTTACTAAACCACCGCCTTTTTCTCTAGGAATCCATTCTATATACTTTTTGTTATAAGCACATGGAACAATAGATACTCCTGCTTCTCCATCGTAAGCTTCACCTGTAACAGTGTTGTACAAGTCTCCTGCACTAGCACCCGCTACGTAGCTTCCGTGTTGTTTTTGTAGTTGTGGTGACATAGGTTGTAGAACTCTAATAAACGGAATCGCAAAATCATCCGTTGTAGTTTCCTCTAACCCAGTACCGCCTGATAGTAACGAATCATCAAACGTACTAACTGCTGTAGTCTTAGCTTCAGCTATTTCATTTTTATTATCTGCCATAATATTAATCCTTTTTAATAGTAGCTTTAGTACCTATATAGATACCAAATGGCTCGGTTGGTATATCGTTCCCCGTTGTAATCTGCTCTTTTACAAAAGCTTTTAATGTACTAGGGTGAACACTCTGACGTACCTCTGGTGATAAACCTCTGGACTGTAGAGCTGAAACAGTTTGGTCAACTACTTCAGTTTCTTCACGACCGAACTTTAATAGAACTTCGTTCTTTATAAGTCCTTCGTGTCCATTGGTTACTAGCCATTCATACGCTTTTTCTTGGTTTGCCTTCGATATGTGAGCATTATAAAACTCATTAATAGCAATCTTTTCGCCACTACTAAGTGTTATTTGTGTAAGCCCTGCCTGTTGCATAGCATCAGGTAGTTCTTGCTCCGAAGTCAAACGAAGTTCTTCTTTTTTAGCTTTTAAATCAGCCTCTAACTCTGATACTTCAGTAGCTAGTTTTAACTGTTTATTGGCTAAATCAGAAACTATAGTGAGTTCTCCATCGGTTACATTATTTGTCCATTCCTGAACATCATCCGTACCGACTAAGTCCTCAAAGGTTGGTTTTTCATTCATCTATTTCTCCTTTCTGGTGTAGGTCAATATCAACGGGATAGTACATACCTTCCTGCCTATCCCACTTTAATATACTATACCTACCTCGATTATAAAATGCAGCGATAGAACACGCTACTCCTATGGCGGCAGGGTCGCCTATTAGTAATAAGTAATCTCCTTCTTTGTAATCTTGTAAGAGACTTTTCATCCTACGGACTGAAGGAGACGCACTTAACATAATTTGTGTGTTAGAAGGTAATAGAACTTCAAAATCACCATACTGCCTAGCAGAGGCGATATTTCGTCCTTGAACTTCTTGTACAACATATACTGTCACTTTTTTCTCCTTTCTTATTTCTAGTTACGTTTTAAATAATATATACGAATAAAGGCAAAGTAAAGTTATTACCGATATGTCTTTTTAAAATTAAAAATTTTTTGTGAAAAAATATTTTAAGAACTACTAATAGAACTAATATACTAATACTGACTATAGTAAAACACAATGTTTTAGAGGGTAAACCAATATTAGATTTAAAGATGTCAGTATTAAAAACTCAATGAATCTATTAGAGGGCATGAGAAAGTATTACGTTGTACTTTTAATTCTACTAGTTTGTAATATATAATCTCAATTAGAAATTAGAAAGGTTAATATGAAATATAAGTTTAAAACGAAGCCGTATGAACATCAACTTCTGGCGTTAAATAAATCATGGAACAAGCGTGAGTATGCTTATTTTATGGAAATGGGTACTGGTAAATCTAAAGTTCTTATAGATAATATATCTATCCTTTATGATAAAGGAGGTATCAACGGTGCTATAATCATAGCCCCCAAGGGCGTGTATAGGAACTGGTCAGAAAAAGAAATACCTGCTCATATGCCAGACCATATAGAAAAGCATATAGGTGTATGGAATCCAGCACCAACAATAAAACAAAAAAGAGAACTAACTAAATTATTTGAAGTTACGCATGATTTAAAAATATTAGTAATAAACGTAGAAGCGTTTAGTACCAAAAAAGGTGTAGCGTTTGTAGAAAAATTTATCTTAGCTCATAATGCACTAATCGCGGTTGATGAATCAACAACTATAAAAAACCCTAAAGCACAAAGAACTAAGAATTTATTAAAACTAGCCATCAATACTAAATACAGAAGAATACTTACAGGTTTCCCTGTCACCCAATCACCCCTAGATTTATATAGTCAAAGCACTTTCCTATCCCCACAACTATTAGGTTATACATCTTTTTATTCGTTTCAAAACAGATACGCTAAATTAATTAATCGTAAAATGGGAACTAGGTCTTTTAGACAAGTAGTCGGCTATCAAAATTTAGAAGAACTTACATCTAATGTAAATGAGTTCTCATACAGGGTGCTAAAGAAAGAATGTTTAGACCTCCCCGATAAAGTGTATCAGCGTAGGGAAGTAGAACTAACCCCTGAACAAAAGAAAGTCTATAAACAACTTACTGATTATGCTATAGCAGAACTGGACTCACATGAAATAGTTAGTGTAACTTCTGTTCTTACTCAAATATTGAGACTACACCAAGTAGTATGTGGTTTTGTTAGACATGATAACGGAGAAGAAGTAGAAGTAAAAAGTAATCGGTTAGACGAACTTGTAGATGTTTTACAAGAAGTACAAGGCAAAACTATTATATGGGCTAACTATCAATACGATATAAAAAGAATATTAAAGAAACTTCATGATATAGCAGGAGTAGATAGCGTAGCTACATACTACGGAGAAACACCTGACGAAGAACGACAAGAAATAATTAAAAGGTTTCAAGACCCTACTTCAGATTTACAGTATTTAATCAGTAATACTCAAACAGGTGGTTATGGTATTACCCTAACAGAAGCGAATACTGTTATTTATTATAGTAATAACTATGACCTTGAAAAACGTTTACAATCCGAAGACCGTGCACACCGTATAGGGCAAACCAACAAAGTAACTTATATCGATTTAGTTGCTAAAGGCACGGTTGATGAAAAAATTGTAAAAGCTTTACGAAATAAACTCGACCTAGCACAAGAAGTGCTAGGTGATGAAAAGTGGAAAGACTGGATAGGTTAAGACATTCTATAGTTCATAAGGTCGGACATAGCGTCTGCCTTAGAAACTTGTTGAGGCTGACTCATTTGATTCATAGCTTTTGCCATAGCTTGTTCTTGAACAGCAGGTTTTTGTAAATTTTCCATAATCATTTGTCTTAGTACATCACTATCAGACATACCACCACCGCCTTTACGATACAAAGGTCCACCCATGTTCATAAAGCCCATGTTATTTCTAACTTCTTGTGGAAGCTTAGATAAACCTTTATTATCTTCAGGAACTGGTTTTAATGCACCACCGCCTTCACGGTATAATGGTCCACCCATTTTCTTATAATGAACTTCACCACCATGCATCATCATCTGAGGCTCTTGTTGTTCGGTACTAGCGATTAATAAAGCTTTTGCATTATCTAATACAGCAACTGCTGCACCTATATCTCCTTGTGTTCTACCTACAACGGCTTGTGCTAATGCGGCTGAATCTTGTTCTACATTCATCGCAGGTTCTTCCATAGGGGGTTCTTGACCTTGCATAGCCATTTCTCCCACCCCTGGTTCAGGCATAGGAGGTTGTCCGCCGCCCCTAGGAGGCATAGGAGGCATAGGAGGCTGTCCACCACCCATTCCACCCGCCATCATAGACGGAGGTGCCATTTGTGTTATTCCTGTTAATTTTTCATTTGGGTCCATAATTATCTCCTTGGTCGGAATCCGCTTTGGAATACCTGTGTTGTTAGTGTATCACCTTGTCCGTTCATCGGCAACATAGAAATACCTCCACCACCTTTTAATCTGCGAATATCTTCTGGGGGCGGTAATCTTAGTTCATCGTCTAGATAGACTCTTCCACCACCACCTATTCCTCCAATCGAAGGTGGTTTAGGAGGTACTTTTCTTGGTGGGTCTATTGGTTTAACAGGAGGACCTCCTATAGGACGTTCAAATCCAGGAGCTTGACCAAAATCCCTAGGACTTATTGCTTTCCTTAATGGTGTTGCTCCGCTCTCTGTTGAGTACGGTGTATAAGGATTACTGATTGGTTGACCTGTGTACGGATTTATAGGACCTGTTGGTTTGTTGTCCACGGGAGGTGGTGGAGTAATTGGGTCGTTCGGAGGGGTGATTGGTGGAAGAAACGGCGGCAATCCTCCTCCATCGTCTGGTGGAAAACCAATACCATCAAAAAATCCAGGAGGGAAATTTATAGGAGGAAACATTCCTTGTCCTGGACCAAAAATACCTTCATATGGATTACCTCCTCCAGGAATATCTGTTGGAGGAGTCATAGGAGGTAAGTCTCCAGGAACCCCAGGAATAGGAAAATCAAAATCTTCAAACAATCCAGGCAAATCACCGATAATATCATTATAGATACTTTCTCTTAACTCATCTTCGTTGAACGCAGGTGGTTGTGGAGGTTGTGGAGGTTGAGGAATATTACCCATAATATCTTCAAATAAATTATCTCTAAATGCGTCTTCATCAAACACAGGAGGAGGTTTTGGAATATTAATACTTCCTGTTATATCATCAAATAGTTGGTCTCTGAATAAATCTTGGTCGAAATCAAAACTAGGTATGTCTTCTATTCTGGCAAATCCTGATAAATCTGGTTGCTCAAACTCAGGAATATCTACACCCTCTCTGGCTATAGAAAGAAAATCATCTCTGTAATCATCTATATTAAATGAAGGTAAGTCTCCAGCAGTTAAGAACTGACTCGTATCTATTGAAGGAATATCTCCAGCAGTTAAGAACTGACTCGTATCTATTGAGGGAATGTCCTCTAGCCTAGCGTAGCCACTAAGGTCGGGTGCACCAGGAATATTAATACCTCCGATACCTTGGTTTAAGTCTTCGAGAGTAGCGAATCCAGATAAGTCTGGCATATTAAAACTAGGTGTTGGTGTATTTTCTAAAGCACCTACTCTATCCAACAGTCCCGCTAACCCTTGTTCAAATTCATTAGCTTGGGTGTTTTTAAAATCTGCAACATCAGCTTCGTATTGGTCACTGGCATTGTTTATAGAATCGTTTGCGTCTTTTCTTAAATTAATAGATTCTAGTGCTTGTGTAAAAGGGTCATTTATTAAACCTTGTCTCATCAATGATTCTCTGCCTGTCATTCTTGTAGCCATTAGTTAGTTCCTCCTGTAATGACTGTAGCTCGTTCCTGTGCTTCATTTATAAAATTTATATTTTCAGGAGTTTTTTGTGCTTTATCTACTGTATCATAATATTTCATTTCGTTACCTAAATCTTCACCATACACAAAACCATAACTGCTTAAAAACCTTATAAAATTTTGTGTTGATTGTTGTCCTCTAGCAAAACTTGCTGTTCTTTCAAATAATTCTGGGTCTAACAACATACGCCCAATAAATTTACGCGACCTGTTCGCTTGGCTATTAGAAAGAGCTGTTATTCTTCTACCTGTTTGTGTCAATGGAGCAATAAGTAATCTTTGTAACATTCTAATACCTTCGATGTTAGCACCTGCTCCGTATTCACCTCTAGTTAAATCTCTTACAACACCCTCACTAGGCACAGTTCCCATTTCTCTTTGTACCATTTCATTTATAACTTTTAAATTAGCTACGTAATCTTTGCCTTCTTTACCTAATAATGGCTGTATAAAGTTATCAAAAGTAAGTGTTGGACCTGTAACATCTTCTGGACCAAAACCTTTATATAATAAATCATTCAGTTTTTGAGGGCTTATGACAAAACCTCCTCCTGGTCTTGGCTCCATCATTTCTTGCATCAAATATCTTTTTGTTACTTGTGAAACTTGGTCTTGTAATAAAGGGTTTTGTTTTACAATATTATTTATATATTGAATATCATCTAATAGTATTCCAGACTGTCTTTGTGTTTTACCCGTAGCTAAAATAGACTCAACAATATTAGCTACCCTTCTATCAGGGTCTGCTGAAGATAAACCAACACGAGCCTCTATTTGTAATATGTTTTGTTCTAGTTTTTGTAAAGGCTCTATAACCGCTTTATTAAATTGTTTAGGATTAGTCATAAACCTAGCACTAAAGTCATCTCCGAATACAGACTGTAGTGTTCCTTCATTATCTTTAACAAATTTTCTGTAGTCTTTAGCTATTTGAAAAGGTGTTCTATCTGGATTAGATAGTATTTCTCTTTGTATATACTCAGCCATGCCGTCCTGTATTTGTCTAACTTCATCAGAGCCGTCTCTTTTTAATAAAGTCATTAAATCAGTAACAACAGTATTTTGTTTACTACCTTTAGCTACAGTGTTAAATAAATAATCTGCTACTTTTTCAGGTCTTTGTTCTAATATAGAACGGACTGCTTGTGAATTAGCCAGTTGTATCGCTTCTTTTTGCTGTGACCAAGCTAATCTTAAATCATCTCCGTAGTTATTTTGCGTCATCCAGTTTTCTAATTCAACTTTTCGTGTAAGAGGAATACCTGCTTCGGCTGAAGCACCTTCTCGTAGCAACTGATTCATTTGTTCTTCTAGACCACGTTCTAATTGTCTAGCTTGTTGCGAAGCTTTTACATTGTTAGTCGTACTAGCGAATTCGTTTAACGATACTCTGGCGTCATTAAGTTCTCTTAACGTAAAATTAGGGGATTCAAATTTACCTTTTTGACCAATACCTCTTAATCTATTAAGAGTGTTTTTAGTTCCAGCAGGTATTTGTTCATATAATAATTTTACAGACTCATCAGATTCAGCTGAACGAAACAGCTTATTAGCTTCACCTTTTCGTAAATTCATCCATTCATTAGCAGGTTTTCTTGTAAAGCCCGCACCTGTAGTTAAGTTAGCATAACGAGGATTTTCTAAAGCAGCATTCCATGCTTGATTATATGGATTTATATAGTCTTTTTTAATTTCCAATAATCTAGTTTGTTGTCTTTCGAATAAAGGACCTGTAGAAGCATTAGGGTCGTCAACTTGTTTTAGTAAAGACTGTCCTGCAACAGCAGCATCATCAGCACCACCCACTTGTAGTCTCACTTGGTCAATCATATCGTAGGCTTGGTCGTTGAAAGCATCTATATCTTTTTGAGCTAGTTCTCTTATACCAGCACCTACCGTTGCACCTGTTGCCCCACCTGTTGTTGAAGGTCCAATTTTTTCGTTTAGTGTTTGTATAAAACGGTCAATAACTTCTTGGTTGCCTATTTTTACTTGTTGATATAGTTCTCTAAGGTCAGGGTCATCAGCATATTTTAAGAATAATGTTTCTAAATCAGCAGCACCTTGTGTACCAGCAGCTGAAGCGATTGTAGGATTATAATTTTTAAGTTCTACATCAAAACGTTTTGCTAAATCGTTTATTTGTTCGTTAATTACTTTTACTGATGTTGCGTCACCGTAAAGTATTCCAGAAGCTAATGCTCCGTCTCCTCGTTCTTGTGCTCTAGCTTCTTGCATAGCGTCATCTATCTTTTCATAGAAACTAGGAGGTACGTCTTTACCTGTAATCATTTTCCAAACTTTAGGTATCGTTTGTGCTGCTCCACTTATAAGAGCAGTACCGCCAAAAGCAAAAGCACCAATCATTCCAGACTCTTTTAATATTTCATCGAAATCTCTATCGTGAGCGTCCATTGCTAATCCAGCAGTTAAACGTAAAAAGTCTCCACCTGCTGCACCTGCTGCTGATAAACCAGATAAACCTAAAACTTTACCAACCTTACCACCTACTTTATCACTTAAACCAAAAGGACTAGTAAACTTTTTAGAACCATATACTGTTAAGGCTATATCTCCCGCTATTGCAGGAAACTCTTGTACTAAAAAGTTATAGGTATCTTCTGCAGTGACGTATGGTGTATTTAATAATTGAAAATCATCGGAACCTTCGGGTTTAAACGCTAAACCTAATGAAGGGTCGCTAGGGTTTATGTATCTATAATCACCTACTAAACCATACTGGTCGCCTAGTTTTTTAAAATCCTCTGCTGTTGTTTTTCTAGGTGCAAAAGCTAACTTACTTCTAAAACCAACACCGTCCTTAAATGTTTGAAACTGTAATTCATTCGCGGGGTCAAAACCAAGAGCCGCTATCTTTTTTGCTTTTTCTATTCCTAATGGAGCAATAGGCTCTAACGGTTCATAAGTATCAGGAAAATTACCACGAACTTTTATCATGTTTCTTCTTTCTTGACCTTCGGGACTATTAAACTCATCTAGTTGTTTCATATACTCAGGATGACGCTCGTACATATCATATTCGATAGGTGCTCTATTGTACGGAGCAACTCTGTTTTGCCAGTCGATAGAGTTTTCTATCTTGCTCATGTCTTCTGATGAATAAATACCCGTAGCTTTCGATTTAAGTTCAGGACTATACATAATTGCTGCTAGTTCTAGTTCTTTAGGGGATAACAACTGACCGTAGGTAATGTTAGGATTATCTTTCAAAGGCTGTTTTGATAAATCAAGAGCATATGTTTCTTGCATCTTTTTAAATTCATCAAATTGTTGTTGCGTAATAGCCATTAATATAGGTTTTCTATTTCTTTTAATGTTTTATCTAAATCTATAGACGGGTTTACAGGCGACGTTGAGTTAGCTGAACTTTTTGTTTTTCTATCGTAAAACGTTGCATCATGTTTTTGCCACTGGTCTACTGCTCCTACGCCTTTATATCTTTCGTAAAAAGGCTTGTAAGTATAAGCACCGTAGTTTAACCATTGAGGCGTGTCTTTTCCTTCAGGGTCTTTACCTATTAGTGGATTATAATACATAGTAACAATAGACTGGAATGTTTCGTCATTCATATTGTAACGTTGTAGACCGCCTGTAGGAATGGCTACTTGAACTTCAGAATCAACACCACCAACTAGTTGGTCAACAAAACGTATTAAATTATCTTTTAATATTTTAGGGTCTTGTGTTGAGCCAAAACCAACTATTTGTAAATGGTAAGCTAAATCTTTATCAGAAAGTGTTCTACCTGTTTGACCGTTTGCGGCTGCTGCCATATAAGCTAATTGTAAAAAGTTTGCTCTAGTTGCTACATTACTATAAGCAGCTTCACCCATAAGTTGTCTTAAATTGGACCCTGTTGCGTTTTCAAAGTTAGCTGTTGCTAATTCTATTTGTTCTTCGTCACCTGATTTAAGAGCTATGTATAATTCTCTAGCGTTATTACCAGAACCTCTTAAAGTACCGCCTGTTTCATCAGCACTAAAATATGATAAAGGGTCACGATTACCATTTAATGAAGCTATTTGGTCAAAGTTAGCTATAGCACTATTACCCATATTCATCAAAGAAGAAACAACAGTCGTTGGTGCTTTACTAGGGTCTTTAATACCTTCGTCTAACATCTCTATTGTTTTATTAGCAACGTTTAACGTACCCATAACTGCTTGGTCTCTTGCAGTTAGTTCTGCATTAGTTTTCATAAGTTCGGTATACTGAGGGTCTTTATAAATATCGACTCCTGTTGAACCACTAGTAGCTAATTTAGCAGGGTCTATCCAGTTTTCACCAGCAACAATAAATCCATACTCATTAGCTTCTTTATTTTTAGGGTCTTTTATAAAAGTCTGACCTGTTTCTTTATCGAAATATCCTGGACGTATATCAACTACTCCTGTTTTAGCCTTAGTAGTATCTTGTAAATTTAAAAATTGAAAAGCGTCAGGGTCTATTTGTTTTTGTATGAAACTTGCTCTTTGTCCTTCTTTAGATACTCTAGCGGCTTCTTTACCTTTTCTAATTTGAAAATACGTATTAGCAAAATCTTTCGCTCCTCTCCCTGTTTGGCTACCAACAGCTAAATTAACAAGTTCATCAAGACCAAAACCGTCTCTTTGCTCAGGTTCCCCGAACAATGTGTAAGCGTCGGCTCTTGCTTCTTCTAACTTAGTGGGGTCTGTTGCATCAACAGCGATACTTTTAAGATAATCATCTCTTGATTGAGGTTTAGGTGTGTCTTTAAATAAACTCATAACTCCTTCAGTAACTAAAGGAAGAAAGGGGGCTATTTTCTCTATAGTATCTGGTTCAGGTGTACGTCTGACAGGTCCACGAGCCGTTGGAAACCTCATTTGAGTCGGGGCTAATTTAACAGGTGTAATTCCCCCTGCGTCTTTAGGTCCACCGAAAGTTGGAAAAGGCATAAAGCCTCCTATACCTCTATTACCGTTTGCCATTAAAACAGCATCCCCATGTTTTGAATTGAGAAGTTAGGGAATCCTTTAACTGGTCCCTGTGTTTGTTGACCAGGAGCAGGATTAAGACCTGCTATACCTTGATTCATCAACCCTGTTCCCATAGTTCCTGTGGGTGAGTAATTACCGTAAGGAGCTTGTGCACCACCTGCATAGCCGTAGCCACCCGCCATAGGTCCAAGAGAAGCTGTAAGTGCTCCAACGTTTTGTAACGTTTGCATAGGTAAGTTGTATTGACCTGTAAAGTTTTGGTAGTTTAAATCCATTAAGGACTGTTGTCTTCCTCTACCTAGTCCACCCATACCCATCATCGATGAAATATCTTGTTGTTGTAGTTGTGGTAATAAACTAGCCATACCGCCGTATTGACCACCGAAACCACTTAATGCACCTGCTGTTTGTTGACCTAGTCCTGCTAATCCTTGACCCCCCTGTAGCCCCATACCGAACTGTTGTTGTCCTAAAGCACCTAGTTGTGAGCCTTGTTGTAGTTGATTAGCAAATCTTTGTTGGTCAATGTTAGATAACTGTTGTCCTTGTTGCATTTGATTAGCAAATCTTTGTTGGTCTAAAGTATTTAACTGTTGTCCTCTAGACATTGCATTATCTATTGCTGCTTGTTCAGAAGCGTTTAATGCTTGACCTGTATTTAATTTAGCCTGTGCTTGTTGTGCTTCTAAACTTCCCAACTGTGAAGCTCTAGCTAATTGATTTTGAGCTTCAGTTGAAGAAAGGTCGCCAAACTGCCTACCTCTTGCTAAAGCACTTTGTGCTTCTTGACCTGCGAAACCACCTAACTGTCCTGCTAATCCTGACTGTAATCCTGCAAGACCTGCTTGTCTTTGCTGCTGTGCTTCAAAAGCTTGTTGTGCTCTATTTGCTGCATCAGAATAACCACCACTACGGATAGCTCCTACTTGTTCTGCTGCTCCTCTTGCAACATTTTCTGCAAGTTCATCACGTCTCATTCGTGACCTAGAACCGCCAAAAGCTCCTCCACTAACAGCTTCGTCTCTAAGACCCATATCACTTTTAGCTAACCCTTCTCTAACGTCTTTTAGTGTTTGTTGTACTACGTCTTCTTCAAATGGATTATAAAAACTTGCTATTCCTCTAGGGTCAAAACTTCCTGTAGAACCATAACCTGTTTGTTCTGCTCTACTTAATCCTGCTCTAGCACCACCGAACTCTGGTCTAGCTGACGCTGTTTCAGTTCTAGCTAAATCTAAATTAGGTGCACCCGCCCTAGTTAACTGTTGAGCTTCACTAAATCCTGGAACTCCGCCCATAAGGTAATCTCTACCAGACTGACCAAATCGTGCTCCTTCTATAAGACCTCTACCTGATTGTCTTTGTTGTGCTCCTGCTAATAAGTCTCTACCTGTAGTGTCGAATTGAGCACCTCTAGTAAGGTCAGCACCTAAACTAGATAATCCTCTACCTGCACCAAGACCTGCTGTAATTTCGTCTTGTCCTCTAGCTAATGCTCCTCTAGATATTCCTGCTGCTTCGTCTAGTAAATCTGCCTGTGCACCTAAGTACGGTCTGTAACTACCAATCGCTGAATCAGCAAGTTCCATACCATAAAGTTCTCTAGGGTCAAAATCAGCAACTCTTTGTCCTGTGTAAGTAAATGGACTTGAATCAGCTTGACCTAAGTTTTGAAACTGTTGCCTTAAAAACTGTTGTGCAAAAGGAAATATATCCTGTTGTAAAAACTGCCCTATATACGGGGCGGGGGCTTGACTGGAATATTCTTGTTCTTCTCTAGACGCCATATCTCTTATTTCCCATTTTGTTAAATTTATCTAAAACAGCAATTCCTTTAGCATGACTGCCGCCACCTGCTGCATCTACTGCCGCTTTGGATAACATATATTCTCCGTTACTTGCCATTACTGGTATTAAATCATCTTTTGGACCACCTGGACCGTTCATAGGACCTCCGTTAGGCATAAACATTGGTCTTTGTAATACTTTGCCATTAGCTGCAAAATTAACAGTAGAACCACCGATGGCGGATATATTTTGTAACTGGTTTCTTCTTCTTGCTGCATTTCCTGGAAGTGTTTGTGTTCTAACCATGCTACCTTTAGGTTCAGGATTGTCTATTAATAATGCTGATAAAACTTGTCCTAAAGCTCCTATGCCTGCATTAAATAATTGAGGATTAGCTTCAGCAAAATTCTCTACCCCTATTTTCATGTTTTCAAGACCTGTAGGTACTTCTGTTAAAGGTACGTCGGGCGGGTCAATACTAGGAACTAAACTCCTAGCATCAACTTCTAATTGTTCTACCATAATATCACCTAAGTCAGGTTCTTCAATAGAAGTAAAATCTATTACGTCTGTATTAGGGCGGTCTGGCAAACTGGTTATCATTTCTTTTAATTTTTCTAGTTCTTCTTCATTTGATAGTAAAGCACCTATTCCACCACCATTTGCTTTATGGTCGATTTTTCCTCCAAAAGCAAGACCTGAAATACCTAATTCTTCAGGACTAATTCCCGCTTGTTGTAATATAGCTAATAACTGTGCTTCTTGGTCCATTTCAGGTTCTGCCATATTTTCATATTCAAAATCACCGAAATTTTGTAATTCACTTCCTTCTACTGGTGTGAATGGTGCTCCTTCTCCTGGTTGTAAACTAGGTGAAGTACCGCTACCAATAGCCGCTTTAGGGTCTTTTTGTCTATTAGACTGAATTTTTCCTGCAAGAAGCTGACCTCCGACTATTGCTGTTGCTACCCATGCCATATTATATGTTCCTTATTTGGTCGATAAGTGTATCTATTTGTTTTGTATCAACTGGTAAAAATTCTTTTTCAAAATCTTTAGCAATGCATTCTTCTTCTACTTCTGCTAAAGTTAATTTATCTGTACAATGCACAGTGACCCAGACACATTCCTCATGTATGTATAGAAGTCTTTTTGTTCCTGAATCAGTTATTCCGTGATAAGGTGCTTTTATAGTTTCCATACCTTTTTCACTATATACAGAACACTTACCCTTCATTACAAAGAACGGGTGGTTTTGGTTATGTATTTTAGTTGCTATAACCATTCCCTCAGGCATAGTAATAGCTCTTATGTATTGACCATCTGCAAAACTATGTTTAACATAACCTTCTTCGTACCCTTGATAAGCAGGTAAGTCTTTATCTTGATTAATTTCTGTTGAGTATTCTGCTAAAGCTTTTTCAAATTGTTTTACTTTATTTTGAAAATTAAGTTTATTTTCTTTTTGTTCTATAAACTCACAAACATCGGTATACGTAAAGTTTTCAGTTGTTTTTAATTGGGTTAAAGCCATTAGAAACGGCTCCTAGATTTTATCTTTTTTCCTTTAAACGTGTATATATAGAAGTCCGAACGGCTCCCTTTTTTCTTTAGGTATGTCTTCTTATCTACTCCAGTCATTGTTTCTCCAGCGTGTTTACACGTATTTGCGAGTTAAAGCTCACCCCGTAAGCTGCAGCACAACGGCTGATATATTGATTATATATCAAAAAGTGTATATTTTTAAAGGTTTTTCTTTACCTTTTACTTTTATTGGTTTTAGCGGTTTCAAAGTTATGCCTGAATATTTTTCTGTTTCTTTGCCTATAAGTATGTTTACACCCGCTTCTTTAGTCGCTGATTCTAGTCTAGCAGCGGTGTTTACAGCGTCTCCTATAGCTGAATAATCAAATCTAGTATCACTGCCCATGTTGCCTATAACAGCTTCGCCCGTATTTACACCTACTCCAATCTCAACACCAATATCGGCTTTTATTATATTTTCTTGTATTTCTTTAGCACATTCTACTGCTATGTTTTCGTGGTGTAGTAAATTCATAGGTGCATTAAAGATAGCCATCATTGCATCTCCAATATACTTATCTACCATGCCACCATATTTTTGCACTGCCTCTGATTGTATAGTTAATGCTTTATTCATTATTGTTGTTACTTCTTCAGGAGATAACGTTTCTGATAGAGCTGTAAATCCTCTAACGTCTGTGAACAAAAAAGTACATCTTCTTTTTTCTCCTCCTAGTTTTAATAAGCTAGGGTCTTTTTGTAAACGTTTAACTTGTCGTGGGTCTATGTAATGTTCAAACTGCTTTTTAATTTGTTGCCTTAATTTATATTGTTCTCTAAATCTTAAATAAAAAGCTATGGCTCCTGTGATAAACTGAGAAACTAAAGACCACGTAATATCTATTAAAACACCCGTAGTTATAGTGTAATAACCGTAGAAGCCCGTTAAAGCCATCGTAAGTAAAGCTAAGCTTACGCCCCACGTTATACCTAAATAACTTATAAAAGCCCATACGAGCCCTACAGACGCTATGAAAATAAGTAGTTCTAAAGCTAGGGCGTAATCTGGTATAAAAGGACTATTTTGAATTAAAAGAGACTCTGCTAGTGCTGCTTGTATTTTATGCGGTTCTAGTAAACCAACTGGTGTAGCAACCTGTGGCATAACGCCGTTAGCGGTTACACCTACAAACACAAACTTACCGTTTACATCCATTTCTTTTAAATTAGTTTCTGGTGTATCTACCCAACTAATCCACTTACGACCAAGACTATCTGTTTTGACAGGCGGTATACCTCGTATAGCTATTTCTTGTATACCGTTTTCGTTTGTAGTTATGATGTAGCTTTTTACACCAAACAAGGCTTTATATATTTGTGTGCCAAAAGAAGCTACCCAACCGTCAGGTGTTCGTAATAGTAAAGGAACTCGTCTAACTAGTTGGTCTACTTCGGTGGGAGCACTGGCGATTCCTTGTAATATATTTTGATAGGTGTAGAAATTTTCCTTGACTCCCTGTGTTAGTATACCACCAGTATCTTCACCTTTTATTACAGTTCCTGTGGTTTTAGGATATTGACCACTATTTGTTTCAAACATTGCTAGAACACTAGGAGCATATCCTAAAGACCTAGCAAAATCTTCATCGCCCATAAGTCTATCAGGTTGTGGAAAACTTATGACCCAACCAACACCAAGAGCACCTTTACCTAATAACTCTAGTTGTATATCTGCTAATCTTTTTCTAGGTAAAGGATAGCCACCTTCACGTTCAACGTCTTCTTCTGTAATATTAAGAATAACAAAATTACCAGAAGGTTCTTGGTGTTTTATAAACGTATCAAATACTTTAAGTTTTAATATTTCTGTGGGTGTTGATTGAAACACTAACGGCAGTGCAAGAATTAATAGTAGGGGTAGTATAAAAAGTTTTTTCATCCATCATTTTGCGTAATGGTTATAACACTATCGCTTCCTCCATTTACCTTGATTATATTAGATACTCCGTCTTGTATCAAAATTACAGTATACGCATCACTACCGTTCAAATCTACTCTTACGCTTTCGTTTACTTGTCTTCGTAAACTAATAACGTTGCCTGTTATTAAGGCAGTTATTTGGGTGTCTGGGTCTTTACCTAAAAGAGTCCCAGATATTTGTGTGCTTGTGGCTTGGGCTAAAGCGTCTTCATCTTCTGCTATGGCTAATGCGTCTAATACATTAAGAAGGTCTTCAAGATAATTTACATCTAGAAAATTAATATCGAGTTCTGTAAAATCTAGTTCGTCCTCTGATAAGTAATCTTCTGCTAAGTAATCAATATCTAAATCGTTAAAATCTAAAACACTGTCTGTTTGAACAGTTGTGGTTTCTTCTTCTACACGTTCTTCTTCTTTAGGTGGAGTAACTATTAACATATTATCAATAATATCTAACGTTAAATCTAAAATAACTGGTTTGCTTGGAGATGACTCAAAAACGCTAACAGTTGTAGCTTGATATGGTTTATTTAAAAGTACCGTACCCATAGCCGTAACCACTTCTATTTCACCACTAGATAAACCTGAAGCATCTGGCAATAATATTATAAGACTACGACCTAGTTCATCTACTGTAGCTGTAAAGTCTGTACCTCTTATTGCTATATTGGCTGTAGGAGTTTTAAGAGTAATATTTTGTTTATCTATGCGGTTTAAATTACCAGTAATAAACCGTGCTGTCCCAAGACCAAAGGTAAGAGCCATTTTAGATTTGCTTGGGTCAGGGTCATAAATATATTCATCGATAAGTAGTTGCGAGTGTTCAGTTAATTTTACTACAGACTCATCTAAAAAAGTAATAGCCATTCTACCATCTTTAGTAATAGCTTCGTCATTACTTTGTATAGCAAATTTTACGTTAACGTCGTATGGCTTGTCTCTTACTATTTGTGCTGAACCATTTAGCTCAGAAATGTCTCCAATGTCAACAGCTTGTGCTTGTACCTTGGTCGTTTTGAACGACACAAACAGTAGAAGCAGAAGTGCCAGAGATTGACATAATTTTGAGCCAGTCATTATCTTGGGTACTCAGTTGTTGAATATTAAAAGTTCTTGAACCGCCTGTGTGGTCTAAATAAAAATAACCACCTGCTGAAGCGTTAGTACCTGTGCCTGTATAAGTAACTGTATTATCAGAACCATCTATATCCATATAGTTGGTAGCACCATCAATGTTAATGTTAGATGTTACTGTGTTATTAGAGCCTTGAATAATCCAATCTAAATCTAGTGATGCAGCTATAGCTGATGTTCCTTGATTTAATGTAAAGGTATTACCACTGCCAGTAACAGCTACGTTTTGATTAGAGCCATCTGAACTATTAGCGTTTGTAGGGTCTACCTGAATCGTAAAAGAATTTGTACCGCCCGTAAAGTTATATACACCTGTAAAGTTGTCAGCGTATATATCACCAAGAAATTTATTAGTAGCACCAATCATGTTAATGTCTAGCGTCATGGTATTTCCGTCTAAATCAAAAGCAGTTAAATCACCTGCAGAAGAACCTAACCCACCAATAATATTAGATATACCAAGCTGTTCTAAATCTATGTTAGCCCCAGTACCTGACTGGTCTACATAAATTTCATTGTCCGCAGCGTATAACGGTAATAAAACAAAACACAGCAATAATTGTATGTATCTGTTCATCATCATAATTTCATTCTACCGTTTTTTCTTCTATTTGTAAAACCCAGTAACCTTTTTTGTAACCTAACTTAATTATCTCTAATACCCCGCCTTCAATAGCTTTCATTAAAGCAATAGTAGAAGACTCGTTTCTTGCGTTACCTGCTTCTATTTCTACAAGTTCAGTATTCATTTCTATAAACCTAAATACATCATTAGATTTACCATAGCTGAATATAGTTTTCTGACTCAATACTTCTAATAACACCTCGCCTGTTGCTACAGAAACCATCCTAAGGCTAACTGTTATATTATCCTCTCTGTATTGCACGCTATTGCCAATACCAAGATAACGAGCACCGATACCTCCTGATTCTAAATTAGCTTCATAACTAATAACAGCACCTTCTAGCAAAACACCTGCAAACAATAACGGTGCTAATTGTTTTTTCTTTTCTTCATCACTAGCAAATTGTTCTCTAGCTGACCGTATAAGTTGTCTTTCTTTTGTTAAATTATCTAGCCCCACACGTTCTACAACCCTAAAGAAATTACCGTTTCCTGCGTGTTTAAGTGCTCTTATAAGCAATGCATTAGGCTGTTGGGTGATGGCTGTACTAAATAAAGCAAACTCACTATTGCTTTTTCTTTGTCCTGTTTGGTCAGTAAAAGCTGAAGGATATACAGCTACAACAGGACTTACTTTAGGAACAGAAACATCACGTAAATCAATGGATTGTAAATCTTGTATATTTACTACATTGTGTCTTTGAAACCTATGTTCGTACGTATCTTCAACTTGGTCTAACGTAGAACAGCTAGAAAGTAAAAGTACCAATAGGAATTGTAATTTCAGTAACTGTTCCATCTGCTTCCGTAATTTTTAACGTTAATGTAACACCATCGCTTGTGTACTCAATAATGTTTCCTTCTAGTTCTATTGTACCTGAATCAGAAGGTGTTTCTCCAAAGAGGTTGTTAACTAATTGTCTAGATAGTTCAGCATAGACACGTGATTCAAGATTTCTCATGAATCTAGCAAGAGTGGAATTTTCTTTTTCTCTTTCTATTTCATCTTGCAAGGCTTTAATTTCTTCTTTAATAGTCAGCTTACGGCTGAACTCTTGGTTTTCTATAGTTAGGTAATGAGATGATGTACCAACGCCGTTAAAACTAGGTGATTTAAACTTATGAACTATTTGGTCTGCTTTAATGTTTTGTACAAAAATACCTATAATTAAAACCGCCCCTATGAACATAATAGCCCAGATTATTTTGTCTTTTTCTTCTTCAGGTGTCATTTACGTCTCCTAATGTAAAACTCTTTCTCGTTCTTCAGTTTCATCTATTCCTATAACTATTTTAGCTTCTCCAACGATAACTACCCCATAGGCTTCGGCTTCTAGGTCAGCTTCTTCAAAACTGTTAGCGTATATAAAAGGACCTTCATATATTTTATCACCTACTTTAAATTCTGTTATATATACTTTTTTCATTAATCTTTTCTTTGGTCTTCTCTATCCGCTTTAGCTATTTTATCTTGATTTATTAGGTGAGGAACTCCTAATATCGTTTTAATCATAGTATCTTGTCTTATGATTTCATTATCAAGGCTTCTGATTCTATCTATCAAGGCTACTAAAATACCATGTTGTGAATCAAGTTTACCGCCCAATCTTTCCTCTAACTGAGTTATTTGACCAGCAACTTTTTCATCGACTACATCTAACTTACTTTCCATACCGTCTACAATACGCATTATAAGTTTATAAATAAACCAACCAAGTGCACCTGCTGCTGCTATTGGAAAACCAACTTCTTGTATTAAGGTAACAGCAGACTCCATTAATAATCTCCCCAGATTTTAACTTTAGTACCTCCGTGATACTCAACTGCATGTCCTTCTTTAATTAAAATCTCACAAATATCTTTACCGTCTTCTGTGTATGGTATGCCTAATATTCTCCCATACTTGCCTTTACCTAGAGATTTTACTTTTAACTTACCCGCACAAAGTTCTTTTAATCTTTCTTTAGCAGCAAGTCCTAGTTTCTTTTCTGCTAAATCTCTAGTCCTAGACTCAGGAGTATCGATACCACTTAAACGTACTCTTTGTTTATGTAGTTTTACATCAAAACCTAAATCAAGACAGCAATCGAAAGTGTCTCCGTCCACTATTCTTTCTAGTGTAGCATTATATACAAATGCATCTGGTGCTTTTTTAGCCATTTAACATTTCCACCTTTTACGTGCTTGACGTAATCTTGAATTAGGATTTTTAGCCGCTTTAGGAAACTTTTTCATTTGTCCTGCACTTCTAGCACAGTAAGACTTTCTCCTTTTTGCTGCTTTACTTCCTTTTTTAACTTTACCTGTGACAGCCCCTTTAAGTTTAGACCCTGGGTTTTTTCTTTTATATGCTGCAATACCTTTTTTAGTCATGCCTGCACCTGATTTAGTTTTACGGTAATTACCGCCTTTACCAGTAGTACGTCTTATAGATTTTTCCTTTTTCCTAGGCATTATTTCTTTTTACTTTTCTTCTTAGGCTTCTTAGCTGTTTTAGCAGAACGTTTAAAAGCAGCTGCTGTAGGAGCACCTTTGGCTCCTTTTTTACGCATCTTTTTTCCTTCTTTACGTTTTTTATTTATATTGTAATAAAGACCTTTTTTAGCAGTTCTGCCGTCTTTAGTTTTATGTGTTTTCTTTTTTGCGGGCATTTTATTCTCCTATTTTTTCTTATGTACTTTTTGTACTGCGAAATCTGCTGATAAACTTGCACCTTTATGTTTTACAAATTTACCTGTGTGTTTCATTAATTTAAACGATTTGCCGTTTTTCATCCAATGATATCCTTTTGGTGCTTTAACTTTCATACTAGGCTCCTAAAACTCTATCTTTCAATCTTATCGCTCTAGGACCCACTTGTATAGCCCAACGACTGTCTAACATTTCAACCGCTGCTTTATCCCAATCTTCTTTTTCCATAGCTGCTAAAAAATTTTTAAATTTCAATAATCTTGTTATGCCTAAATTAAAACACATATTAGCCATGACTCTTTGTAAATCTTCAGGTAAGTCTTTCCACCAAACCAAGTTTCTGTTTAAATCGTTTATAACGTTTTGTATATCTTTTTCAAAACATTCATCGATTCTTTCTTTAGAAACAGGCGTGTCCACGTCTTGTCCGTGTTCGGGGTCTGTTTCTAGTATTAAATGACCTATTCCAAAAGTAGGGTACCCTAGATGGTCTAAGTATATTTTATCGATACACCCTTCATCGAAAGTTAATTCTTCTTGTAGCTTTTTTAAATCCATAGTCTCACCTTTTACAATATTTTTACTGTTGTGTCTCCACCCGTTGACACACTTACTTTTCCCAGAGAGGCTACTCCCTGAACTCCTTTTTCTGTTCCTGAATAAATATCTGACCATTGTTCTCCTGTCCATAATTGAAGTTGTTTAGTAGATAAATTCCAAACAATATCTCCTGTATTAAACTGGTTTATATTTCTTTGAGACTCATTAATATTTACAGTAGAGCCTACGTTTACTTTATTTAAACTTAATTCTAATATTCTAACTAAACGATTAAATATTGCAGGGTCGAGAGGTCCTGTAGCTACAGGAAGTTTCGTTTCTAATAGCTTAGACATTACCTCATTCCGTCAGGTTTTATATCTATACGTGTTGCTCCTAATCTAAAACCCATCCCTACGTCGTTAGTATTTGTATCATTAGATTGAACTCTCAATACGGCTTGTCTTCCTCGTACACGAGTATCTATTTTAGTAGTTACCGAAGTACATGCACTGGTAACTGCTGTAGTGAGTTCTTCACCAGGAAAGTTTCTTCTTTTTAAAACAATATCTAAAGTTTGTCCTTCCGCTCCTGTATTCGCAGAACCTGTAAATTTAACATCAGGAATTATTCGGCTTATAGACTGATACATATCTCCTTCACCTAAATCGAAATCAGCAGATTCTATAAAAACATTAGTCATTGCTGAGCCGTCGTTATCATTACCCGTTTCGTGATTAAACAAATAACCTGTGTAATTAGTTGTATAAGTCGCTTTAGGGTCACTAAAAATACCTTCGTCTATCCAACAAGTTCTAGAAAGTTCTCCTATCATCCAAAGATTTTCTTCATAGTTATAAGTAACATATCTATCGATAACATTGCTATCCTCCGAACAATAAAACCAACCAACTTCGTTAAATGCTTTATTAACAAAACCGAATATTTGATAACTTTGTGTTTGATTTAAATCAGAAAATACATAATCGTCTACAGTACAAGGAAGCTCTTGTATGGCTCCTGCATAAGAATAAAAACCTTTTTTATCCATCCAAAACACCCCTTTAGGAGTATTTACCATAGCATTAGGTCCAACAAGACCTACGCCTTCATTAACTAGATTAATTGAAAAAGTAAAAGGCTGACCAACAAAAGTCATGGAATATAAAGACGTATCTGTCCATATTAATGTTTCTTGTCTTGCTCTAACCGCCCCAACGATTGCAGAACCTGCCGAAAGCCTAAACGAACCTGCTGTATTAGTAGATAAAGGTTCCCATTGTTCTATATTTTCTTGGTCGCTCCAAGCTATAAACATAGGGTCTATAGCCCCTGTTCTGGCTGTACCTGAGTCGTTTATAGGGTCTGCCCCAAAACAAATAACGTGCCTGTCCACGTCTGATACCATAACTTGTAAAGCTAACGTAGGTGTTAAATTAGCTCCTGGTAAAGCAGATAAGGCAACAGCTTTTGTTTCTACTCCATTAGTTTCATCCCAATAAAAAACACCTGCTCCACGTGCATTTATAACTAAGTCTTCACCAAAATTATCATGTGACCAAAGTCTTAGCTGATTAGCGGCGTCTAGTGGTGAAACGCTTCCCCAAGTTCCTGCTCCCCAATAATCAGAACCCCAACCTGTAGAAGGAACGTAAACATCAAGCCCCACGTTTATTTGATATGTACCTACTGTGTTACTACCACCGTTTCCAGTATCTGAACCGTTTGCGGTAACTTCTGTTCCGCTAGTATCTTTAGCTACAATAGTATATGTATTTGTTGTTACAGCAACAACTTGATATTCTTGATTTAAAACTTCGGCTGTTATATTACCGCCTAAAGTAGCTGCTCCACTAAAAGTAACAAAATCATTCGCAACGGCTCCGTGTCCTGTATCGGTTACGGTAATGGTTGAAGAACCGTTAGTTGCTGCAAATGTTACGTCTCCTGCAGCCGTTGTAGAACGTATTGGCGTTACATCATTAAAAGATGAACCGTCTACGACATAGTATTTCCAAGTAGTTCCTAACCCTAAATATTTAGTTCCTTGTAGGTCTACCCAAGCATGAAGTGCTCGTCCTGTAGCTTTAAAAGTGTCAGTGCTAGCCTTAACCCACCCGCCTATTTTTTCGGGTAAGCCTTTACGAAAACGAACTAAATTAGAATTTACCCAGCCACCTTCACTAGCGTAATCAGTAGCTTCTTTGTTTATTCCTGGTTTAAATAAAAGTTTTTGAAGAGGCATTAAATCCTCCTATACAAATTTAGCTAAAAATACAACACCGACAATAAAAGGATAGACCGCCCAAATCATATTATCTAGTTTATCAAAACGTTTTGAGCCGTCTTCCAGTCTTTTATCAATACTTTTATATAATGCTTTACATTCTCTTTCATGAGATTCTATAGCATTTAAAGCATCTTTAGCAGTAGCCATTATTTATCTTTGGCTTTTCCAATATTTAAAGCTAGTAAATCAATAAACTTATAAAGTTTACCAATCCAAGCATCGTCTTTGGGAGTGGGCGTTGAAGCAGCTACTATTGAAGCAACTGTTACTATTGTAGTAATCCACATAATTAAATCTACCATCTATTTCTCCTCTTTTTCTTCTAGAACCTCATCAGCTTTTTCTTTTGTTGAAGCTATAAAAGTATTTTCAAAAACAGTTAGAGCTGCTTGTATTTGGTCTAAATCAAACTGAATTTTAGCTTTTTTATTTCTTAAATCAGTTATTTGATTAGCTAAATATTTTTGCTCCTCAGTCATTTCTGTTTCTAGAATTTCGTTATCGCCAATGACGGCTTTATTTTCTTCTTTTTGCATTTGTGCACCTCCTTAGGTGATGGTTTATTAAAATTAACTATTATCAGTTATGTACTTTTTACCAGTAGCAATAGCTGCAACGTGAGTAGTCTTTTTACTATCTGCTGCACCTTTTACATCTGGAGTCTCATCATCACTATTAACAGGTGCATATTCTAAAATAAGTTCTAAGTGGTCT